ACCTGAATCCGCGATTACCCCATATTCCTTCTTGCTGATTGCCCCACCGCACAGGGGGATTCACCATGCAGAAGTGTTTTTAATAAACAGCAAACAAAAAATCAAGCATTATGCAGGCTGTTTCTTTTTATCACCGGCCACAGCAATACCATAATGCCGCAGACCAGCACCCCATCCGCCAGCACCGACATGATTCTGCTGGTGAAATCCACCATCACCACCAGAAACAGCAGGAGTGCAGCCACAGTCAGGCGCAGTTTTACCGTCACAGGTAATTCTCCAGACGAAGACCCAGAACACCGGCAATCTCTTCCAGCACCTTGCGCTCTTCCGGCTCAATTTCGCCGTCTGCCTCCGCAATGGCCACCGCCACATCCAGCACATCTTCCGCTTCACGCGTATCGTGTTTCACATCCTCGATCTCACGTAACGCCGCACGACGACCAGTTTTAAAGTTCGTATCCAGCTGACCGATAATGGTTGCGCTAATCGCATTAATTTCTGACGTAAACGCGTACAGCGCAGGCTGATTACGCAGTACCTGTTCGATCTTCGCTTTCTAGGAAGCCTCACATTCACCATCTGCATAGGCCACCAGGTAGGCGGCGTTAATCACCACCTGTGCCAGATCGCGTTTTTCAAACTTTTTAATTTCCGTTGCCGCTCTGCGGGCTTTTTTTACCAAAAATACCAAACATCGTGACGTTCCTTTGGGTGGGTGAGCCAACGCCCGGGAGCGATCTGCCCACAGAGAAAGTCACACTGACCACTCCGTAAGCTCCCCCCCCCCCCGAAAGGCTCTGTGGTTGGTATGCGCCGGGCGTGGCGCAGATACAAAAAAGGCCCGCAAAAGCGAGCCGGGAAAATAAGTGTAGCGCGTTGTACTGGAGTCGAACCAGTGACCGATTGCTTAGAAGGCAATTGCTCTGTCCTGCTGAGCTAACAACGCAGAATACCGATAATGGACCACCACCGGGGACTCGAACCTCGCACACTCAACTTAAAGGGTTGACGCTCTTTCCTGATGGCTAGTGGCGGTTGGTGGCCCTTGCTGGATTTGAACCAGCGACCTGGCGATTATGAGTCGCTCGCTCTCACCACTGAGCTAAAGGGCCGGGCGCAGGATAATAACGTTACGAAATCAATGTTGCAAGCATACAAAAATCACCCTTATCTCCTCCACCAGCGCATTCACCATGTCTATCCGAGATAAGTGGCACAACAAAACCCGCTTGTGGGCGGGTTTTGTTTGCTTTTGCCATCACGTACAAAATCGGCAAAATATCAGATTTGCATGAAATATATGCCTTTCAATCTACTTTTGCAACACTTTGCTTTGAAAATGCCGCCTTTTGTTTTGAACGTGTTCTCATTACAAATAATAAAGCCTCACTATCCAGTCGGTGAAAAATGTGTTTCATTGCAACCCAGTGACGAGTAAATGTTTTGGACCAGTTTTTAGTTGTCACTCCCGCCAGTAATGCCAGCTCCTGATATTCATAACCTTCCCCACCAAAAAGTTCTGCTTTTACTGCCTGCGCCGCCAGCCAGATTAATTTTTTCAGGCGTTCCTGCGTTTTCCCAGCAATTTTTCTGGTACCGGATTGAGTATTAAATTCATTCCACGCCCACTGTGTTATCGCGATCTGATATTCCCAACAAATACTCCCGCTGTAACACCACAACAACCAGGCTTTATGATGTTCTTCAAGAGACAGAACAGCCCGCCGCCACGATGATGTCGAAAACTCAACCGGACTGACCAGAGGAATTGACGTCACCTTCGCCAGCGATTGCTTTCCCGGGATTGGTGGATTATCCCGCGTTATCATTTTTCCAGTCACTTCATCGCGGTACCGGATTTTTTTTCGCCTGTAACGCCCTGTATCGAACATGGCATTCTCCTGCCAGGCTTCAAGCTGACCTTTTGTTGCCCCACTCAAATCAGCGGTGGCGATAATGAGCTGCTCACGCACAAACTGTAAATAGTGGTTATTCATGCGCACTCCAGTTCTGTGATTTTTATCCCCAGCCGCCCACCAGGAACGAGCTGACCGCGCACAATATTGATTTCATCAAACTGCTCGTCGTCTATGAGAAGTCCGGCATGCGTCAGCACATCCAGTGGTGCTTTCAGGATATTGTCCAGGTCACGACGGCGCTTATCCGGTGGCTCTGCAATAATCTTTATCACCAGCCTTCCGGACAGGTTTAATTTCAGCCGCTGCTGGCGAACAATTAGCGCCACATCACGGCGATAACGCTTTCCGGCTTCCGAGATGAAATACGTATTGCCATGACGTCGCCAGTAGGTATTCACCGTCGGCGGGTAAGGCAAAACAAATTCTATCCGTTCAGTCATTCATGCTTTCCACTTCAGGACACCCGAATTTCTCGCGTGCATTAAAAAACGAATCAGCAACAACAGCTGGCTGCCGTGTTTTTCTTCAAAATCTTTTACCCCAGCGTGCAGTTCGTTATGACATTTACGGCACAGCGGAATAACAAACAAATCATCAGCCTTTGTTCCCATCCCTCCCAGTCCATGACCAATGATGTGATGCGGATCATCTGCCTGATTACCACACGTCATGCATTTCTGCGTTTTTACCCAACGCGTGTATACAGGCATCTCTTCCCGTCGTGGTTTCTGGCGCTGGAGATACTGAGCCGGTGACTCCGGATCAACGGCAATGCTTACCACCGTCTTTTCCTGTGGCGGGTTTTGCTGGTGGGCGTGAGGCAGTAGCGCAATATTTTTTGTGCGCTGCTTCAGCATGCTGGTGGCGGTCTGCTCTCCCGGCACGATGTCGCTCTCGCGGTATACTGAGCGAATTTTTTCCGCGCGTAATCCCAGTGAACGACGTAACACCGTCTCCGGTAGTGCGTCCGCTACGTTATTTATGGTTGCCCACCAGGATAATTCAGCCAGCGATAATTCCCGCTCCTGCGTGCCATTCATTGCGTGGCGGATGACATCAATCATCCATGCTGACAGGTTTTGGTGAGCAAGCTGCCCGAGTGATTCGGAAGTCTGGTTACGCAGCTGGTTGTCGCAGTGCCAGCACAACACCATCGCGCCGGTACCGTAACGATGTATGACGGTTTCACTGTGATGGTAGTCACCATGAGGCCACTGGCAGGATTTAATGTGGCGTAACAGCCAGTCAGACAATGCACCAGCACCACCAGCAGCACGAATCACCCGCTCATCGCTGAAAAATGGCAGTAATGATTTATCCTCCGCCAGCGGCTGGCGAACAGCAGGAACGACTCCGGACGGCAGACCGCGCATGCTTTTCGGTTCCGGCTCCACCAGAACTCGAGGGTTATGAAATACCTGCATGGATTCACGGCCCGGTTTTAGCACCACCAGCCCAAGTTCCGGTACCGGAACAGGTCGAAGTAATACCCGCACGTTACCTCCAGATGCGTTGCTGGAATGTGCGGGACGGACGCGGTGGGCGTTCGGAATAAGGGAGCCTGACATAGATTATCCAGTGACGATAATCGAGGCTGAGGGCTTTCTTAATCTCGTATCCGCGTCTGCGGTAGTTATGAATTAGCCATTCGGCCTGTTCTTCAGTACATGGTGGGTGTTGGTACCAGTCGGTTTTAAATGCGTGTGAACGCCGCCCATGCCGGATGGCAAGGTCGGTATCAGAATTGTGAAATTTGGTTTTGTGCACCATCTGTTTTCTCTGCTGGCGCAGCAGGTGTCAGGTGTTCAGGCTGACGTGCGAATTGTAAACCAGAATGCCAGGAAAAACAAAACCCGCCGAAGCGGGTTAAGTGCGGGTGCGTTGAGGATGCCTGACTCATCAGAGGTGGCGAGGGATTTCTCCCTCGCCTGGTCTCTTACTCCTCAGGTTCGTAAGCTGTGAAGACAGCGACCTCCGTCTGGCCGGTTCGGATTCGTACCTCGCAGAGGTCTTTCCTCGTTACCAGTGCCGTCACTATGACGGTTAAACAGATGACGATCTGAACCGCCCCGGAAATCCTGGAGACTAAACTCCCTGAGAAAGAGGTAAACAGGATGACTAAAAATACTCGTTTTTCCCCCGAAGTCCGTCAGCGGGCGATTCGTATGGTTCTGGAAAGTCAGGATGAATATGACTCACAGTGGGCGGCAATTTGTTCCATTGCCCCAAAGATTGGCTGTACGCCGGAGACTCTGCGTGTCTGGGTTCGCCAGCATGAGCGGGATACCGGGGGCGGTGATGGTGGGCTCACCAGCGCTGAACGTCAGCGTCTGAAAGAGCTGGAACGTGAAAATC